ACTTTGATGCAATTAAAGAAGCTGTACTAAAAGCCATTCCAGGATTAGCTGATTTCGGTAAAATTGTAGGCAATTTAGTTAATAAAGTAACTGACTTTGTAGGGATTACAAACGAAGCAGAGCGATCATTAGATAAATTTACTAAAGCATCTGGAAGAAAGAAGGAAAGTTTAGAGGCTGAGCTTAAAGTTATGGAGGCGGCTGGAGCCAGTGAAAAGGATTTGTCTGATAAAAGAAAGCAAATTGTAAATACTGACTTAAATGTTTTAAGAGAAAAACTTAAAACTACCGGTAAGCTATCAGACGAGGAGTTTAAAAAATTCCGCGAGCTTAAAACTGACTTAGTGGTAATTGACACTAAATTTAACAAGTCAATCACAGACGGAAATAATAAAAAGAATGAAGAGCTAGCTAAGCAGAATAAAGAGGCTAAGGACAAAGCAGATGCCAAGGCAAAGAAAGATAAAGAGGATGCAGATAAGAAGGCAGAGGAGACAGCTAAGGAGCTTAAAAAGAATAAGGATAGAATCGCTTCAGAAGACGAAGCAATAGCAAATAGAAACGCTGATAAATTCTTAACTGATCAACAGAAAGAAGAGGAGGCAGTCCAGGCTAAATATACAAAGCAATTAGAGGACCGGATTAAATTTGGAGGCGATGAGAAAGAAATTGAAGACGCAAGGAATGAAGAGCTTCAAAAGATTAGAGATAAGTTTGATCAGCAAGCGCTAGATAAATTATCCGAAACTACTGAAGAAACAGTTCAGACAATAAAGAAAGCAGAAGAGCTTAATACTAAAAACTTAAAAGCTAACACAGACGCAAGAAAAAAACTTGCTGAGGAAGAAAAGAAGGCCAAGATAGATGCAGCTCAAGGAGCGGCCGATACTTTAGCTAACCTTTCTAATCTATTAGGTCAAGAAACTGCAGCAGGTAAAGCGGCAGCGGTAGCTAGTGCGACGATATCAGCAATTCTATCCGCTCAGAAAGCTTATGAGTCTACAATTGGTATTCCTTTTGTAGGACCAGTACTAGCTCCAATTAATGCCGGACTAGCTTTAGCTTCTGGATATAAATCTATTCAGAGTATTTTATCTGTCCAGGTTCCAGGTCAATCTGGAGGAGGATCAGCTCCAAGTTTACCAAGTGGACCAGATGCAGGAGCAGGTGCGCCAATCGCTCCAAGGGCAGCGGAGCCTACTGCGACTACATTAGACTCTAAGAGTTTAAATACTATTTCAAATGTAGTCTCTAGGGCTTATGTAGTCGAGAGCGACATTACTGGATCACAGAAAAGAATCGAAAGAATCGAGAAAGCTTCAAGATTTTAAATAAGAAAAAAATGAATTTACCTATTTATTTATTAGAGATTAATGAGGACCTAACAGACGGTTCAGAAGTGGACTTTGTTGCTTTAGTAGACAAGCCTGCAATCGAAAGAAACTTTCTTCGCTTTAAAGAGGATCGCTTAAGTTTTGAGATTCAAGACGAAGAGCGTCGTATTATCTCTGGTCCTATCATGCTAGCGGATACGCCTATTTATCGAAATGATAATGGCCAGGAGTACTTTGTCTCGTTTCCAAAAGATACTATTTACAAAATTGTAAAGAAGATGTTTCAGAAGAACTACACTGGGAACGTGAACTTAATGCATGATCCTAAGAAGATAGTCGAAGGCGTAACGATGTTTGAGTGCTGGATTTCAGATGAGTCCAGGGGAGTAAAACCTATGAAAGGTTTTGAGGACGCTCCAGACGGCTCAGCCTTTGCCTCCTACTTTGTAGATAATGACGAGGTATGGTCTAAGGTTAAGTCAGGAGAATTTAAGGGCTTCAGCGTCGAAGGATTATTTAACTACAAAAGAGGCGAGCAGGTAATGAATTACGAGGAGAAGCTTTGGTCTGATATAGCTACGATTTTAAACGAGTGCAATTTTAAAGGATAAACTATTTTGTTTATACCTATTTATTAACAGTAAAAAACCAAAATAAAAGCATGACAGTAAAAGAAGGAATCGAAAAGATTCGTTTGATGCTTGCCTCTGAAGGATTAGAGGAAGCGTCTATCGAGACTAGCGAAGATTCTGCACCGGTCACTCAGCTAACTTTTGAAACTTACGATCTAAAGGATGGATCTAAGATTGACTTAAGTGGCTTAGAAATCGGAGCAGATGCTTTATTAGTGGATGACAGCGGTAATTCATCGCCAGCTCCAGACGGAGAGCATGAATTAGTAGACGGTACTATGGTTACAACTGTAGGCGGTAAAGTGGAAGGCATTGAGACTCCTCAAGCAGAAACAGAGCCAATTGAAATGCCAGAGGAAGAGATTCCAATGGGATCAGACAAGTTCGAAGAGATCGATAGCACAATCGAAAACTTGAAATCAGAGAACGAGGCTTTAAAGGCTAAGATTGCATCTATCGAGGGTAAATTCTCTCAAGCAATCAATGATCTATCTGACGTAGTTTTAGGTTTGGCTTCAACTCCAGGCGCTAGTCCTATTCAGGCACCAAAAAATTCTTTCTCACAAGTAGAGAAAAGAGAAGATAAGATCGAAAGATTTTTAAGCAAAGTAAAGAATTTAAAATAACAATTTAAAAAACAAAAAAGATGGCATTTGTAGTAGCTTCCCTAGCTAATTATACAGAAGAAAACGTTACTCAATTAGTAGCTTCTTCAGTATTAGGCTCAAAAACAATCACTTTGATCAAGGATCAAGGTAACGTAATGTTAGGCGTTAAATCCGCTGAGACAGTTAATATCATGGACACTGACGCGTTCTTCCAAGATGGTTCTTCTTGTGGCTTTAATGCTTCAGGTACAACTACCTTCACTCAGCGTACTTTGACTATCGGTAAAATTAAGGTAAACGAGGCTTTATGTCCAAAAGACTTAGAGGCTAAGTATTTACAGAAAGCTTTACCAGCTGGATCTTCTTATGATTCTACTGTGTTCGCGGCTGAGTACTCTCAACGCAAGGCTGACAAGATCGCAGCTCAATTAGAGATCGCGGTATGGACTGGAGATACTGCTTCAGCAAACGGTAACTTAAACAAGTTCGATGGTTTCAACAAGTTAGTAGCTGCTGCTTCTGCTTCTGTAATACACGCTAACACAACTACTTACTACGGTACTCCTTTAGCTGCTTCAGCTGGTATCACAACTGGTAACGTACTTGCTGTAATCGATGCAGTTTACAAAGCTTTACCTGCTGAGATCGTAGCTAAAGATGATGCTTCTATCTTTGTAGGAATGGATGTATTCCGTACTTACACTATCGCATTAAAGAACGCGAACTTATTCGCTTACAACTTTGATGGCAAAGCAGATTCTGAGTTAATGCTTCCAGGTACTTCTATCAAAGTAATCGCAGTTCAAGGTTTGAACTCGACTTCTAAGATCTACGGTATGCGCGTTTCAAATATGTTCTACGGAACTGACCTTTTGGACGAGCAAGAGCGTTTCGAATTGTTCTTCGCTAAAGAAGCTGATCAAGTTCGCTTCGTAGCTGAGTTCAAAGCAGGTGTGCAAATTGCATTCCCTTCTGAGGTGGTTGATTTCATCTTAGCTTAATTTCTTACCAATAAGTTCGGGGAGATCCATTGGATTGGACTCCCCTAATTTTAACCTTTTAAATTTAATATAATGGCTTGTGCATTAACTCAAGGGTATGCCCTAGATTGCAGAGATTCATTAGGCGGAATTACAGAAGTGTACTTCATCGAAAAGGGGAACGTAACTAGCACAACAGAAGCAAGCGGAGTAATTTCTGCTATAACTAAAGCAGCAGGTAAGGTATTCAGAAAATATGAATTAGTACCAGGTACTTCTTCTTTGACTGAAAACATAAACGCTAATGTGCAAAACGGAACCGTATTCTACGCTCAAGAATTGTCTATCATTCTGAACAAATTGCAGGCTAACACAAGAAACGAAATTCTTTTGCTAGCTCAGAATACTTTAGTCGCTGTCGTAGGCGATAACAATGGAAAGTATTGGTATCTTGGAAAAGTCTCTGGCATTAATATGTCGGCTGGTAACGGTGCAACCGGTACGGCTAATGGAGATCGCTCTGGATATACATTAACTTTCTCAGCTTCAGAGAAACAATTATCTCCAGAAGTAGCAAGCGGTATTATTGCAGGCTTAATCGCTTAATAAGATAGTCGTTTGGTTAGACGAGGGGGAGGGCGAAAGTCCTCTCCTTTTTTTTGTATTATAAATATAATCTTCTTTGCTATTTATTGTAGATGATTCACTTGACTAAAGGAACTACGACTAAAATAGTATTGACGCTAAAGGAAAAGCAAACTCTTTCAGCGCCTAATTATTTATTCTTCTTTACGTCTAGGGCAACTGATAAGACTAAAGCATTTGTGCTTTTAAATAATACGGACCTATCTAATTATAAGGACCGTTTTAACGCTTTCAATATCGTAACTAATAGCTATTTTGCTAACTATGAAAGCGGAGAATATACTTATGCTATCTATGAGCAGACTTCAAGCTCTAATTTAATCCCTGCAAATGCTACAACCTTGCTAGAATTGGGGCAAATGTCGCTTAAAAATGCGACAGAATTTGAATTTACGACTTACAACCAGACGAATAATACCTTTATAGTACGCGATATATGAGCAATACGACGAACTTCCTAAATGTGCTGACCTTTGCGGAGGCTAGACAACCAGAATATACAGAGAAAAAAGGCGAGAATGGGGGATATATTCAGTTTGGTAGGAAAAATGATTACCCGAATTACCTGGTAGAGTTATTTAGCAAATCAGCTAAGCATAACGCGATCATTAAAAGTAAGGTAAACTACATCACTGGAAACGGATTTAAGCCTATTGAGGAGTCTGATATTGCAGCCCAGGAGTTTATCGATAAGCCTAATCCTTTCGAGTCATTAAATGACATCCTAAAGAAGGTATCAACAGACGTAGAATTATTTGGAGGTGCTTATCTTCAAGTTATCTGGGCGCAAACTGGTGGCCAGGTGGCTGAGGTTTATCACTTGGACTATACAAAGGTCCGCACAAATGAAGATAATACCCAGTTCTGGTATTCAGAAAACTGGCTAGACAATAAATACAAGCGCGATATTTATAACGCGTTTAATGATAAGCTCCAGGTAGGTACTCAGATCCTATACCTTAAAGAATATCGTCCGAATCTTTCGGCTTACTCTTTGCCTGGTTACTTAGGGGCCTTGAATTATATTGAGTCAGACATCGAAGTTTCTAAGCACGTTCTTGGAAACGCACAGACTGGCTTCAGTGCTTCTAAATTAATCACGCTTCCTAACGGAGAGCCACAAGATGAAGAGAAGCGCCAGGTAGAACGTAAATTTACAGATCGTTTCTCAGGATCAGACGGTAAGAAGTTTATTCTATCCTTTGTAAATGATGCTTCACGCAAGCCAATCATTGAGGACCTAGGAGCTTCTGATATTACAAAGGAGGACTTTGCTAATGTCGATAAGATAATAGAAAAGAACGTATACGCTGGACATCAGATTACATCTCCAGATTTATTTGGTATCGCGACGCCTGGTCAATTAGGATCACGCCAGCAAATGCGCGATTCTTATGAGATTTTTAAAAATACCTACGTCAATGATAAGCAAATATATCAAGAACAAGTATTCAGTTTACTTGCCAAACTACGCGGTGCTGTCGATGGGCTACAAATAATTCCAGTCGAGCCGATAGGCATGGAGTTCTCTGAAGCTACAATCGCGCAGAACTTAACCAAAGACGAGATTCGCGAGAAACTTGGAGCGCCTAAATTGGAGCCTAAGACTTCTGGAAATTCTCAGGATGTTATTGACGCAATCAATAGTCTTTCGCCACTGGTAGCAAATAAGGTACTTGAGTCCATGACTCCAAACGAAGTCAGGGCTTTAGTGGGCTTAACACAAGAGCAAGGAGGCGGAGAGCTTGAAGGCGTCGCTCCTTCTGCTACCTCTTTTAAATTTAGTGAAGACGATGTCATCGACATCTTTGCGCAGTTCGGAGAGTCAAAAAGTAATTACTCCATATTTCGCACTAGAGACACGTTCTCAGCCTTACCTAATGACTTAGAGGAGGCGATGAATTTAGACTTTGCTACGCAAGAACTGACGCGCCTAGAGGCTAATGTGCTAGACTTAATCCAGAAGGATAAGCGTATAACTCCAGAGATTATCGCTGGAACGATTAAGACTGACTTAGGGATCATTAATAAAATCATGGACTCCTTAGAGGAGCGCGGATTAATTAAGTCCACAAATGTACGCGGTAATACGGAGCGAGTTTTGACTTCTCCCCTATCTGAGATCACTGACACTAAGCCATCGACAAGAAGCTTCATGGTCCGCTATTCTTACGAGTGGAGATCATCGATTCCAGGTGGACAAAGAAATAGTGCATCGCATCCTAGTCGGATGTTCTGTGCGCGCTTGATGCAATTAGATAAACTATATACCAGGGCAGAGATAGAAGCTATCAGCTTGCGTTTAGGATATTCAGTATTTGATCGTCGAGGTGGCTGGTGGACGATGCCAGACGGAGATCATTCTCCTTCTTGCCGACACGTCTGGGCTTCTCAGGTAGTAATTAAAAAAGGATAAGACATGAAAAATATCTGCTTTATAAATGTAAATACAATCAAGGAAAGATCTGCTCTTCATACTAATGTAGACGATAAATTGATCCTTCCAGAGATTTTGACGGCCCAGGATATGTATTTACTTCCTGCTTTGGGTACTGCTTTATACAATCGCCTCCAGACTGGAATCGAATCTGCTAATTTGACAGCTGATGAGATAGACTTACTTGATAATTTTATCACGAATCCTTTAGTCTACTTCACGCTTTCAGAGCTTCCGGTGGGATTGTCTTATCAGTTCTATAATAAGGGCTTAGTTCGCAAGACTAGCGATAACACAGATCAGCCTAATATGCAGGATCTTATCGATGTGGCTTCTAGATACAGAACGCGCGCAGAGTTTTATACTCAGCGATTAATCAAGCATTTAAAGCAAGTATCTTCTACTACTAACAAGTTCCAGGAGTATGTTAATTATGGTACTGGGGTAGATATTGTAAAGCCAGAGCGCGACGCTTACCAGGCTTCTATCTACTTAGGCGATAATTACGATTATACGACTATGACTTTTGAAGAAAGATACCAGGGCGAAAACGGAATCTGTTAAATAACAAGGCCATGCCGAAAGCTTATAGCACAAAAAACATTAAAAAATTAGAAGTATATCTAGCGACTCAACAAAATGGCAATCAAACAACTGACGTTAAATCAAACGATAAAGCTAATAAGTGACATTGCCTCCTCTCATGAGCAGATTAACACTGTGTTCTTTGGGGATGTTTGGGAGTTTTTAGCGCAGACAGATAACACTTACCCGGCGATGTTCTACTCGCTGACCGGATCTTCTATTGCAGCTAAGGAGCTGACTATGAATTTCTCCTTATTCTTTTTAGATCGCCAATTACAAGACGAGTCTAATGAGAATGACGTGTTATCAGATCAGCTTTTAATCGCTCAAGATATAGTCTCAATGCTTAGATACCCTAAATTTGACTGGGAGATAGGCGATAACGTTACACTTGAATTTTTTACTGAAAACGAAAAGGACTACTTAGCTGGAGTGAAGGCAGATATTACTCTGGCTTTCCCTATGTTATCTGATCGCTGTCAAGTACCTACAAATTTTTCTTATCCTAACTAATGGCAAATAAAAAAGTAAGTCAATTAACCTCGAAGCCTTCCGTATTAGTAACGGATTTATTTCCTATTGCAGATCCTACGACTGGGCAGTTATTCAAGACTACGATCTCAGCTCTGGGAACGGCTATCGGTTCGGGGGTTTCCTCTGTTAATACCTTGGTAGGTGCGGTAGTTTTAGATACTGACGACATCCAGGAGCTAGCAAGCCCTACGAATAGATGGTTTACAGATACGAGGGCTAGAGCTGCGCTTTCTGCCTCCTCTCCTTTGGTTTATAACTCAGGGACTGGGGCTTTTTCTATTCCTGCCGCGACTGCTTCCGTAAACGGTTATTTAACTTCAGCGGATTGGACTACATTTAACACTAAACAAGCGGCTCTTTCTGGGACTGGATTTGTTAAAATATCAGGAACGACAATAAGCTATGATAATAGCACTTATTTAACTACTAGCGCCGCGGCTTCGACTTACCTAGCTTTAGCTGGTGGGACTTTAACTGGCGCTTTGAATGGAACTAGTGCAAATTTTAGCGGAGATCTTACTTTAACTGGAACGAATCCACGTTTTTACCTTACCGACTCAGATAATAATCCAGACTATTTCATCTCGAATACAGACGGAACTTTCACGGTTTATGATGTAACTAATAGCGTTTCTAGATTTACAATTGGTACAACTGGAAACGGAACTTTTGGAGGTAATTTAACGGTAGGTCAAATCATACGCTCAGGCGGTACGTCTTCACAATTCTTAAAAGCAGACGGCTCTGTAGATTCTACGGCTTATGTTAGAGGCTCTGGAGCTATTGGATATTATGCGAGATTTACTTCATCTGGTATAATATCAGACGGCTTTATAAATACAGATAGTAACATTACATATGTTTCTGGGATGGGTTTATCTACCCTTAATGGAATAGATATTAATGGAAATTTTGGAGCTGGCACTGGTGGTTTAAAAATTCGTTCATTTGATGAAACGACTGGAAAAGCTTACATAAACTTTATAAATACTGACGGAGTTTTTCGTTTAGGAATTGAAGGCTCAACTGGTGGGGGAATCCTTCCAGGTTCTACGGCTTATGCAACAGTTTTCACTAGTGGATTAACTGGTAAGAATTTAGAATTTGGAACTAATAACGCTAAGAGATTAACGCTAGACGGAACGACTGGAGCGGCTACGTTTACAAGTACTATTACAGCAACTGGAGCAACACTTACTGGAGCTTTAAGCGGTACAAGTGCTACGTTTGTAGCAAGTTCAACATATACAAACTTTTTAATAGGTAGCACTTCAACAACTGGAGCTATTGTTGTAGATGCTAATAGAACAAATTTAGTTTTAGGAGCAGTAACAAGTAATAAAATCGTTTTTAATAATGCTTCTACAACTCAAAATGGCTACATATATAGCGATAGTGCAGAATTAAGTTTAGGATATCCAGCTAGTGGAACTTTTAATGTTCAAAAATCTGGAGTAGGTAATGTGTTTTCTATTGCAAGCTCAGGCGCCGCCACGTTTTCGAGTAGTGTTACGGCGGGCGGTAAATTAACTATTGCAGGAGGTGGCACAAATAACATTTTAGTAAGTGAAAATAATGGTGCTGTAACTATTCCAACAAATGGATTAAGTATTAATACGGGTTATGGTGTAGGCTATATTGAAAATAGAAATGGAGGAAACTATGCAGACTTGTATTATAGTGCTTCTAAGCATTTATTTACGGCTGGCAACGTAGGCATCGGAACGACTTCGCCAAATAGCATTTTAGAGATAGCTGCAACAACTCCAGTCTTTAGAATACAAGCCTCAGACTCAGCTAATTTTCATGGTATAGAATTTAGACAAGGTGCTGGCTTTGATGCGTTTATTAAGCAATTACCAAGTACTGGTGAGTTTAGAATTTCAAATGGTAGAAGTGTGGGCTGGGGAGGTCATATGACTTTTTATACTGATACCGCAGAACGTATGCGGATTACTTCCGCTGGCTTTGTAGGCATCGGAACTACTTCGCCGGGAGCAAAATTAACAATTCAAAACGATGGGGCTTCCTTATATTCAAATGCTGGATTTAAAAACACATCATCGACTGCTGAACTTTTTATTGGTGTAG